AAAAATGATGGTAAAGAAATATTTATAGCTTCAAACGAATTATCTAAAATGAAAATTACAGTAATAAAAGACTTTGTTAATATAATGAAGTCTTTTAATGTTTTCAACAGGAATAATTGGGTTGATGGTACACTTTACAGATTTGACAATGGTAGCTTTATAAAGTTTATAGGATTAGATAAAGAGGATATAGGTAAGGGTTTAAGATCCGATGTTATGTTTGTGAATGAAGCTAATAAGACAAAATTCGATACTTTTAGAGAATTAACCTCCAGAGCCAAAAGAGTAATTATAGATTTTAATCCAAATAAAAAGTTCTGGTTTCATACTGAAGTAATGGATAGGCCTGATTGCGATTATATTAATCTTACTTTTTTAGATAATGAATTTTTAAGTGAGGAAGAACAAAATGAAATTTTAAGATACAAACAAAAAGGTTATGATGCAACTGGTCAAGTAATAAATCAATACTGGGCAAATATGTGGCAAGTTTATGGACTTGGAAAAATAGGTCAGGTTGAGGGAAGAATTTACAATTGGAAATCTATTGAATATTTTGAATACTTAAACATTGAAAAACAGACTTACTATGGTTGTGATTGGGGTTTGGTTGATCCATTTGCAATTGTTGAGGTTAAATATCATGATGGTAATTTATACGTTCATGAGTTAAACTACAAAAGTGAGAACGAATTAAGGAAAAATTTAACCACAACGGAACTACACCAAATAAACGCAAATCAGGATGAAGGTTTGGTAAGCTGGATGTTTACAAAGTTAAATATACCAAAGGATAAAATAATTGTATGTGATTCTAATAGGCCTACAAAGATTATAGCATTAAGGCGCTCAGGTTGGGAGTATGCCGTTTCTGTTGGTGGTAAGACTCGATTGATTGACAGGATAGGCACAATGCAAGGCCTAAATGTTTATTATACTTCAACATCAAAAAATATAGAATTTGAACAGGAAAACTACTCTTATCAAAAAGATAGGTTTGGCGTAACGTTAGAAAATCCAGAGGATGGCAACGACCATTTAATTAATGCTATTGAATATATTGCACAAAAACTGTTTGAAATGAATATTATAAAAAATATTTAGTAACTTTGTGAAAATTTTATTATGGGATTCAATCTAAATTTTTCTTTTGGTAATAATGCGCCTCAAATAGTGGAGCGTGATTTGTCTGGTAATTTCTTTTATGAACTAATTAACCAAAATGCAAACGTATCAAAGTTTAAAAACGATAAAGAAAAATTAAATGTAATTTTATCAAATCCAGCAGCGTTAAAAGTCTTTGCATTAAACTGTGATCTTTTTAGTTTAGGTAAAATAAACACACTAACAGAAACAGACTTTCTTTATACACAAAGAAAAAAGCCAAACTTTAAACAAAACTGGACTCAATTCTTGTGGGATTATATGTTTTTTATGCAGTTGGGAACTGCTTACCTTTGGACACCAAACAATCAATTGAATGAAACATCACCTATTCAGTGGCTTAATCCAGCTAATATTGAATTTGATACAAATATAGTTGATAAGTTAAACAGTCTTATTTTATCTAAAATTACTTATTCAGATATTATAAAAGGCACAATAAAATACAATATTGGTAATACATCCAAAGTTATTCCTATTTCAGAAATTACACCATTTTACGATCTTACAAACTCAGTTAGTGATAACCATTTCAAAGGTGTTTCAAGATTAGATGCATTGTATAAAGTTATTTCTAATTCCGAAAATGCACTTAATGCTAAAAATATCAATTTAGAATTTAGCCAGAAATTTGTTGCTACTGCTAAAAATGACAGTTTAGAATCGGTTAACATGACCGATGTAGAAAAAAGAAATATTGAAGGAGTAGTAAGAAGTAGCAAGAGCGTTCACGCAATTAAAAAGCCTATTGATATAAAGAGATTTGTTGATGATATAGCCAGATTAAAACTGGATGAATGTTTTTACAATGATTATTTTATGATAGGATCAATGTATGGTATTCCAAAAGATATACTTGAATCTAATTTAAAGGGTAGTACATACGAAAATCAAGAAAAGGCAACAAATAGACACGTTGAATATGTTTTAAAGCCAAAAGGCCAATTATTAACAGATACATTTGAGGAAAAATTTAATTATTCTGAATTGTTTATGAGTTGGGAACATTTGGCATTTAATCAAGTATTTGAAAAAGAACGTCAAGAAGTAATTAAATTAAAACTGGATAACAAAATATTAGCAGATGCAAATAACATAAATCTGGATGAGTTATGATAACCAAAGAAGAAATTGAGCAACTAAAAAAAGATAAACAAAATGAAAATACCATCGTTCGAAAATAAAGAACAGGAAATTGATTTTATTGTAAAGAATCAAAATAAACTGATCGCATTTAAAAAAGCATCATTTAAAAAAGCCGATACATTTTCATTTTCACCAATTGAAACAACAAAGGCAATTGTTAATAATAAACCAGTTCAGGAAGCTGAAGAAGAACTAAAAGTAAAAGTAGTAGTTAATTCAACTAACTTTTTAGATTCACACGGTGATGTACATATTAAAGGTTTATGGAACAAGTCTATTAATGAAAACAAAAATATTGTACATTTGCAAGAACACTGCATGGAGTTTGACAAAATTATTGCAGATGGTGAAGACTTAAACGTATTTACTCAACAATTTACTTTTAAACAATTGGGTTTTGAATATGATGGTAAGACAGAATGTTTAATCTTTGAAAGTAAAGTAAAAGAAGATCGTAACGAGTTTATGTATGAACAATATTCAAAAGGATTTGTAAAAAATCACAGCGTTGGAATGTCATATGTTAAAATGTTGCTTTGTGCAAACAATCCATCAAGCACACAAGAATTTGAAAACTGGAATAAATACCTTCCTGAAGTTGCTAACCAAGAAACAGCAATTGAAAAAGGTTATTTCTGGGCAGTTTTAGAAGCGAAATTAATTGAAGGTAGTGCAGTAGTTATAGGATCTAATCCAGTTACACCGACACTTGAAAATAATATGAAAGCCGTTCACACACTTTCAGAAAATGAGCCAACCATAGAAGTTACTCAAAAAATGAATGAAAACGAATTTAACAAACTATTAAACAAATTTTAAAAATGATCACACAAGAACAATTAGACGCATTAAGCGCAAAAGTTGAAGGATACAAAGCACAAGATGTTGAAGTATCTACATTAAAAGCTGAAATCGAAGCTTTGAAAGGTAAAGAAACTATTGAAAAATCAGTATTCGAAAACCTACAAGAACAAGTTAATCAATTAAAAGAAATGAAAGTAACTACAACTGTTAAAACTATTGTTGAAGAAATCAAAGAAAACAAAGAAACTTTAAAAGCTATTGCAAAAGGTGGAAACGCTGAAGTAGTATTGAAAGCTGATACATTAAGAGCTTCTATTGCTACAAATCCACACGTTGCATTAGTTGACGGTATTGGTCAATTACAACGTAAAAAAAGAAGTCTTTATGAATTATTTCGTAAAATTCCTGTTGGTGCTGGTAACCATAATGGTACTATTGCTTATGTTGACTGGGATGAAGCTACAACAGTAAAAGCTGCCGCTTCAGTTGCTGAAGGTGTTGCATTTGCTGAATCAACTGCTAAATTTAAAGGTTATACATTAGCATTGCAAAAAATCGGTGATTCATTACCAGTATCTGAAGAATTTTTCAACGATGAGGTTATGGCTGCCGCTGAATTAGAATTGTTTTTAGATGCAAACGTACTTGATAAAGTAGCTTCGCAAATCGTAGTTGGTGATAACACCGGTACTAACTTAAAAGGTTTAATCACTTCATCACCAGCTTACACGGCTGTAGCTTCTGGAATTACAGATGCAAACATTTATGATTTGATTGCAAAAGTATCTGAAGATATTACTTCTGTTGGTGGTGCAAAATATCAACCAGATTTCGTAGCAATGAACATTGCAGATATCAACAAATTGAAATTGAAAAAAGATAGTACTTATAACTATGTTTTCAACTTTAATGATCCACGTATCGGTGCATTGAATATCGTAGAAGATAACAACGTTACAGCTAACACACTTTATTTAGGTGATTCAAGATTTGCACGTATCTATGAAATGGGTGGAGTTGTTGTTTCTAAAGGATATAACGGTACTGATTTTGCAGAAGATATGTTAACTTTGAAAGCTCGTAAAAGATTAGCTTTCTTAATCCGTGAAGCTGATAAAACTGGATTCAGAAAAGTAGCTTCTATTTCTGCTGCATTAACTACATTGGCAACATAGTAGATGAAAAAAGTAGAGTTTATAAAAGACTTTGCAACTAAACTGAAAGGCGATGTCTGGGAATGTGATTCCCAGCTCGCTTCTCACTTAGTAAACATTGACAAAGTGGCTAAGTATTACCAACCTAAAAGCAAAAAATAAATGTATTTAATTGACCAAACATATTTTATCAAAGAATTAAGTATTCCAAATCTTAACGAAATGGATTCTGATAATCTTACTGTATTAAATCAATATATTGATGAAAAATGTAGGGAATTATTACAAAATGCATTAGGTTATGTTTTATTTAAAGATTTGGACGCAAACATCACAAGCGGTGTTTTAAACGTTGGAGCGCCTCAAAAATGGATTGATTTTGTAAATGGCAAAGAATATACAGAAGGCGGTAAATTATACAAGTGGAAAGGCTTAAAATACACTGAAGGACTTTATAAATCTTCTTTGTTAGCCAAATATACTTTTTACTATTGGCTTAAGGATTCAGTTTCTGTAATTACAGGAACAGGCGAAAAAACAATTAATTCCGTTAACGCTCAAAATGTTAATTCAAATCAAAGATTGGTAACAGTTTGGAATGACTTTGTATCTGAATATCAGGGTACAAATAATTACTTCCCAACTGTGTGGTATAAAGGAACAACAAAAGTTGTTGATTGGTTTGGATCTGGTGAGCAGTTGGGATATGTTAGTTTGATTCAGTTTTTAGCTGATCATGAAACAGATTATCCAGATGCAAACATGACCTTATTTAGAAATCAAAATCAATTTGGATTATGATAATAGTAGAGCATTATTTACGGGATTTATTTGCACAATTACCAACTATTCAAGGTTTTCAACCTAAATTTAACTGGGGTTCACAGGATTCATTAAATTTGTATTTAGCACAATTAAAGCAGACAAATAAGTATCCGTTAATCTGGTTAGTTGAAAATGAGGAGAACGGTAATTTCTCTAAAAAAGGAGTTGAAAAATCTGTAAAACTAATTATTGCAAAACAATCAGTACACCAAACAAACACAAACCCAATTATTTGGGAAACAGAATTTAATGACGTATTAAATCCACTTGCAGAAAATATACTAAAAGCATTGGATCGAAGTACAACAACAGAAATAAAGGAAGGAAAATATAAATTACAAAGACGATCTAACTATTCAGAAGATAACGGTAAAAATGCAAAAACCATCGATAACTGGAATGTGATTGTTTTAGATTTGGATATTTACTTCAAAGATAATTGTTTAAAAACTATAAATTTTAATTAAAAATGGCATTAACTAACATCGTAAATTCGGTAAATTGTAGCGCATCAGAAGTTTTAGGAACTGGTCTGAAAAACTGCAAACAGGATATTAAAAGAGTAACAACATTGGGCCTACTTGAAAGGGGTCTTAAATTTGATGAAGCACGTTCACTTGAATTGGCTTACATTCAAGAATTGCAACAAAAAGGGCAATTAATCATTTTGCAAGGAGTTGTAGAATTAACAGATAACACAGCAGAGGACACAATCATTACAAGAGCTGGATCAGGTGAGAAAATCGTAGCGGGAAAAAATCCATACGAGTATATGGTTATGTTTGACAACGGTTTAAACTTTCACAAGGCTTTGACTTCATTATCAAGCAATAGACAATATGATTTAATCATGTTTGATTCAAAAGGTGATGCAATTTTCACACAAACAAAAGCGGGTGAATTTAAAGGTTTCACACTTGGAATGTTTGAAAATGGTAAATACACTATGAGCAACGGTACTGATGCTTCAGCTCAAACAGTAACTTTTCAAATGGTTAACCGTTTAGAGTTTGATGAGCGTGTAAGCTGGATCACTGCTGACAACTTGGACTACAACGCACAAGAAGATCTTGATGGTGTTAACGATGCAGTATTTACAATGACTGCTCCAACTGCTGGAACTTCTATTGTTTTCACTGTTAAAACATTAGCTGACAATCATCAAGTATCATTAAGCGGATTACTTAAAACTGATTTACTTTATACTGTTGACGGTGTTACTACAACAATCACAACATTAGTAGAAAGCACAACAGAAGCTGGAAAATATACTTTGACTGTTCCAGCGTTTATTGCAGGTAAAGTATTAACACTTAAAACTTGGGATACTACATTATTAAAAACTATCATCAACCTTGATGGTGTTTTATATAAATCAAATGTAGCAACTACAACGGCAATATAATTTTGTTTTAAGTTAATGAATTAAGCGCATCATAATAGGTGCGCTTTTTTTTGTACTTTTGTATTATGAGAACTATTAAAGATTATATGGACTTTGTGAAAAATGTTCGGGATAATATTCCGCAACAAACTGAGGGTATAATTAACAGAAAAAAGGCAGAGATAATAGACTTAAATAGACAGGCTCAATTGTATGAAAAAGGTGAAGATAGTTTGGGATTAGACTTAAAACCTTATGCATTTTTCACGGTTCAGATAAAACAATTGTTGGGTCAACCATATGACAGAACAACTTTGAACTATTCAGGCGCATTTTACGATGGCTTTTATTTAACAGTAGATAAAGACAATTTAATACTTACTTTTAATTCAACAGATAGAAAAACACCTGATTTGATTGGAAAATATGGTAAAAATATTTTTGGATTGAATTACGATAATCAACAAAAACTTAATTATGAAATTATTAAACCTGAACTGGATAAATACATCCGTCAATATTTATAAAAAGTGTGATGAAATGCCACTTTGGAACTTTCAAAAGTATTTACAAACAAATGAATTAAAATACTTTACAAAGGAATTAAAAGAAGTAAAAGGCTTAGATAATGTAATGAATGATTTCTTTGTTGAATATTTAGAATTAACTCAAAATAATGCAGTATATCAAAGATTCAGTAAAATTTATAAATTATTAAAATTAGAAGGAAAATATAATTGCGTTACATTAATATTAAAATCTTTGTACAATTACGATAAGGGTTTAAATTTAGATATGTTTCACGCTTTAACTTGGGAACTTGAAAAATGGCATTACAGGATCGATAGGGCAAAAGATATATTTTCACAACTTGAAAGCATTAACCAAAGATTGCAGAATGTTAAAACACAAATAGAAATATTGCAATTGGAACTTAAAAAAGATGATCAACAGGAAAGCCAAAGTATAGAATCACAATTAATTTCAGTTAGTCGTATTTTAGAATTAAAATATAAGCTAGATGCAAAAGAAATAACAGTAAAAGAATGGATTGAATTCCAAAAACAAGCTGAAAAAACAATAAAATCACAAAAGAATGGCAAATAGTA